GTTCCTCGTCTTGTTCCTCGTCTTGTTCCTCGTCTTGTTCCTCGTCTTGTTCCTCCTCCTCGACCTCTTCCTCGTCCGCTACTTCAATCTCCTCCTCTTCTTCCTCCTCCTCTTCCGATACAAGCTCTTCTTCGTGTTCGGCTTCCACACCCACCTCTTCTACCTCCTGAGAATCCGATGGTACTGGCGTATTGGGTTTCGGATTCACCAGCTCTGCTTCCGCATATATTTCCTCGACAAAGTTATGAGGCAGGCTGTCAGAAGCATTTTTCTCACTCACCGTGAGTTTGATAGGCATTGTTGGTTCCTCAACTGGCATTGGTCGCATCGCTTTCTGTTCGGCAATTTTGATTCGCAATCGTGCATTCTCCAATTTGAGTTCCGCATTCTCCGACAACATACGCTGATAATCTGGGAGCTGCTTCATGATTGTCTCTACTGTGTTCACTTGCTGCCGACTTTTAATCATATTTTCAACAAATGGACTCAATGCTGTTTTGATACAGTCGTTCAATGTATTTACGATGCTATCCAACTCCCTGGTTGACTCAGCGTAGCTCATCATTCTTAATATCACAACTATCCCGTTTAATATCATTTAAAAAATACTATATATGAAACTTATAAATGAGCGACCAACCAACGAATGAAAAATTGCCACAAGAAACTGAAGAAGCAAAAGTGAAGTTAGTCAAAGAAATGATGCAAAAGCGCGAACAAGAGAGAAAAGAACAGCTTGTTGCGGTCGTAATGAGACAAACCGATTACGACGAACCAAAGGCGCGAATGAAGCTCGAGGAGCATAAATACGATGTTTCGAAAACGATTCTCGAGTATATGAAACCCGACCATGAAAAAGCAAATTCGGTCGATTCAAATAACAAAGGCAACAAAAGTGCGAATCAATTAATATATGGGGAGTTCAGAAAATTACTGGATGATGCTTCTACGAATTACCGCGTTGAAAAGGAACAGGAAGAAAAACGTGTCCGATACATTCAAATGCTACAGCAACAGAGGGATGCCGCTGCCAATTCTTTGAAGAAAAAAACCGAATGAAATCACGAGAAATCGCGAAAACTCGAATGATGGATCATAATTAATTCTATTTGAAATTGAAGTTTTCATTCATTATTTCGGATTTAGATTGAACAACCTTTCGTTTGACTTTGAACTTGCTTGCCGATGGCATCATTTGATGATTGAAATTTAGGTCATCGTTGTCTTCGTGAAGCTCAGGTAAAATCCGCACGAGTGGCTTATTCACTACCAACAGCAGACGCTCATTCTTGAGCAACCGACGATACTCCTGAATGGAGAGATTTCCGTAGAATTTATCCAATGTGTAATGTGGATTTGGTGCCGGTTTGATATTCTTTTCATAGTCATATATCTCACAGTAAAGATGATTCAACATATGATATCTCTCGAAGAGAATGGCGGAATCTACGTCCTCATTGAACAAATGTGCCGTCGCGCACTCAGGGCTGCAAAAACATCCGTAGCATTGATATGAACCGTTGAGTTCCATTTTGGGAATGTATATCGGCGGATTGTCGAAATCACACGTACACCAGAAACAAGCCGAACGTTTCTCTGATATGTTATTTGTGTGCAGTTTCACCGCAAGTGTTCGAAGTTTTTTCCATATTTTTTTGGTGTCATCGCCATTTTCACCATTCTCGCCATTATTTTCAGTGCACGATACTTCGGAGTTTTTGGGACCGCTGTTTTCAGATTTATCTTTATTCGAATCGTCTTTTATTATGTGCATATTCAAATCGTGGGCTTTCGTTTGGTCGAAGTGAAATGATTCAACTTCTTCCACGTCCGGATAATAAGAAATAGATGATATCATGGCATTTGTGTCTAGGTCGGTTAATGAACATTTAAGATGCAAAATAATATTTGGTGTAGGAACTTTGATTCCCTGTTGCGCGGATACAATTTGGATAATTTTTCCACCCTTAGGCTTCCTTCCGCGTTTCTTAGGAATTTTAGGTTCTGTTATTGTCTCTGTGTCTGTTTTCTCATTCATTTCAAGTTTTAATTGTGAAGATGTTTCCGACGTATTTTCTTTATTCTTTGTCTTACGTCCACGTTTCTTTGGCTCATTCGCTTTTTCTGCCATTTTCAATATGTAATGGAGTTAATTTAAATTGTTTTGATAAATAGTATTTCTATTATTTATCAATGAGTATTCTGAGTGTTCTGAGTGTTCTGAGTGTTCTGAGTGTTCTGAGGGTTATTCACTTTGTAACATTTGCGGCATAATGGCACGTATTGTTCAGTTCCAATCACTTCTTGAACAGTTTCTTCCGTATTTCGATGACTGAATATTGCGTAATTCTCTTTACAACATCCACATATGGAGTGAAGTTTGGTTACCTTATCGCAAAACGGGATTAATGACAACCAATCTCCAAAAGGTTCGCGCTTGAAATCACCATCCAAACCACAAATGATTACCTGTTTGTTGTGGACTTCAACCGCACATTTTACCCAGGACACGAGATCTTTGAAGAATTGTCCTTCGTTGATCAAAATCACTTGCGCATTTTCAAATGTATACTGAGAAATACCATTCACAATATCCGAGATTTGGAGCAGTTCCACGCAGGTCTCGCACGGAATGTTTACCAGGTCGTGTGTGCAAATTGTATTCGTGGAATAGCGAGTATCATGTAAATAATTGATGGCCAACACTGGAATTTCGCAAAACGTGAATTGTTTATGGAGCTTGACAAGTTCGGATGTTTTCCCTGACCACATTGGACCGATAAACATTTCCAAATATCCAACATCGCTAGCATTGCGCGTGACTCGGTTCATGTTTCCTATCCTTTCACACAAACGTTTAATTACTTTCAATTATTTATCGCTTGAACACTATTAAACCTTATCTATGATAGATGCTAATGAGGAACGAGAATAGCCCGTGGGTGGAAAAATACAGACCCACTTGTTTCGAAGACATTGTTCTTGATAAAAATAATAAGACCATCCTAGAGTCAATACTTCGAACGAATTACTTCCCAAACCTTCTTTTGTACGGACCTCCCGGAACGGGGAAAACTACAACCATCATCAATCTTGTCGACGCGTTTCAGCGCAAACACAACCAGCACAATAAAGGACTCGTCATACATTTGAATGCGTCCGACGAACGAGGAATCGATATTATCCGGAACCAGATAAATCAGTTTGTTCATTCAAAAGCACTCTTCACAAATGGAACGAAACTCGTTATTCTCGACGAAGTGGACTATATGACCAAAAATGCCCAGCAAGCACTCAAGAGCCTTCTTCGTGGCATTGACGGCAACGTTCGGTTTTGTTTGATTTGCAATTACATTACGAGAATCGACGAATCACTCCAAAATGAATTCATGCGACTGCGATTCAACCAACTGCCACCAGATTTGATTATTGAGTTTCTCACCAAAATAGGTAGGTCCGAAAATCTCAACTTGACGCCTGAAACACTTTTATCTATTCAGCAGCTCTATAAATCTGACATTCGTAGCATGATAAACTACATGCAATCGAACCACAATATAAATGGAACGCACAAGGTGCTTGACGACAAACTATGGGAAACATTTACAAACATTTTGTGCCAAGATGATTTTCGCGAAAAGGGTCCGGTTTTCCTCGACACTATTAGTAATGACTATAATATCGAAACTAAAAACCTCATCAAAGACTACATGAATTATATCATTCGATATAAGTCACGCTTTCTCACAAAAGAATTTCTGGCGTTTGCTGAGTTTATCACGCATCTACAAGACCCCAATGTTGACCATTTTAAGATTTACTCAGTGATTCGTCTGCATTCCCTCTTCGCGTCTTGACTCACCTAAACGAAATAGCAAACGCGTGTTCCAGCTGTTCGGAGGGGACGATTTATTGGGATCAAAAAAATGCCGGGTTAAATTATATTCGACAGAAACTCTCGAATCGGGGATATTGTTTGTTCTGGGTATTGCCATTGGTTCTGATCTCTCGTGTATGATACTTGGAGACTGGTTGTTCATTCTTTAAATTACATTTAGAAAATAATTGAAACAGATTAACTTAAAGAATGCGTAAGGAATTAGAATACAAGATGGTCATGGACGACATTGATGCGGCCTGGCTCAGTTTTTGCGATGGTGTGGATATGGAAGCCGAACATACGGACAGCCACGCAGAATTCACCGCTATTTCTGAACCTGTGAAACGCCCTAAATGTGGTTCGCTTTACATTTCTACCAAAACCAAAATATCTTATCTCTCTCACAAGATAGATCTGGAAGGCGTGTTTTGGAAAGTGCCTGTAATCCCTTACCATATTCCCAAGGAAGGGGTTGTGAAAAAGCAAATGAAATTCAATTCATCTTGCGAAGAGGATTTGAAATCCCTTCATGAAAATGTCCGGAAATTCTCTGATGAAAAGACCCATCATATCGACAACCATGTTATTACGCGTATTATCAACCCAGATGGTCGTGTAAAATTCAAAGACGTTCGTAAAATAAGTATCGGTCTCTGTAAAAAAGATATTATTAGCTATCGTTGCAAGAAAAAAAGCGCATTCTACAATTGCTTTGTCCTTATCTTAAGAGTCAAGCATGACGAATGTTACAAAGAGGTTCACGTGAAGATTTTCAACACAGGAAAGTTGGAAATACCCGGCATTCAAAACGATGCTGTTCTCGATAAAGTTCTTGAATTATTGACAAACATTTTACGTCCGCTCTCCGATACAAAAGAACCGTTGAGCTATTTGAAGGGAAAATGCGAAACGGTGCTCATTAACTCGAACTTCAACTGTGGATATCTCATCAACAGAGACAAAATCTTCGATTTGCTCAAATATAAATATAAGATTAACTGTTCCTATGACCCTTGCTCCTATCCCGGTATCCAATCGGAGTTCTATTATGACCCAAAACTTACGACACAAACCGGAAGACAGCCATCCAGTGATTTTGATAATAAAAACGTCTCCAAAATATCATTCATGATATTTCGAACCGGTAGCGTTTTGATTGTCGGGAAGTGTACTGAACCAGTAATCGACGTTATATATAACTTCGTTCGAAATATGCTGGATGTAGAGTATGAAACGGTGGGTGATGCGCTCATTGAACCTTCCCAAGAGAAAGAGAACAAGCGAAAGGTTCGAAAACGAAAAATTATCGTTAGCAACTAACCTGATGGCTCGGTATCCGCAAGTAACCAATTTACGTAGCGCAGGGGCGTGAGTTCTTCCTGAAATTTGTCGTTTTGTTCGTGCATAATACGCTTTTGGAGATAATTGCTTGACATTTCACGGCCTTTTATTTTGCGAGCAAATATTTCTAATATCGTTATCCGATTCATGTCAGATGCGGATATTTTCTCTTCGAGTTGGGCAATCATATTGATCGCATCATGATACACCTTTTCATCTCCCGATGAGACGTTCAAAATATTTTGAGTCAATCGACACATTTTTCTATCCACGAGCTTCAGCAAATTGCTTGAGGTTGTCGCATCCCATTGTTCACCGCAAAATATGGTTTCCAAGCAGCGGTTATATATTCCGAATAATGTGCCTACGTTTTTGATAATCACACGGGTATTCGCGTTTGTCCCTTCCCTCATATGATTGGAAAACTCTTTTCGCACATCATAAATAGTTTTTTTATACACAAACAACGTCGCGTCTTTGGAATTGAGTTGGAGAAACGTGTGCGTGTCTTCGCCTATTTGCCCTATGAATTCCACATAATAATAAAACGCCTTTTGTGAGTAATGACACGTAATTTCCAAATTATTGGTGTAAAGCAATAAGATTCGAAACACGTGCGCGATGGTCTCAATACCTTTCAATATAATGTAGCGATAATACGCATAATTACTAATAAAAATCGCATCCATACATTGAACCAGGAACTCCTGAATGATACTCATGTATCTTATGAATATTTCAGGTGTTGTGTGTTGAAGTTCCGGTTTGTAATTGTCAACTTGCTGCAATGAGACACCCATCTTATTTGGTATATATAAATAACGTATAAATAAGTATTTAAAGCATTAAAAGCGGTTTATATTAAAATGGCAACCGAAACACAATATCCGGCCCCGAGCGCCCAGTGTTTGATTCATTGCGCTAAACTTGCTATTGTCGATGACAAACCTATTATGATGGATTATTGGGCTGATTCGCAGGACAAGAAAGTCTTGATTGGAGTCAAGGAAGAAGGAGAGAAACTCCTTGTGAAAAGCGAGGACGAATATACCTCTCCAATTGCCAAGATCTACAAGGTCGAATCAGAATACATCATCGTTACTGAAAATTCACTTTACATTATTTCGGCAAATATCGACACTAAACGCATATCATAATTTGGTTTAATTTTGAATTTGGTTTAATTTAATTTAATTTAATTTAATTTAATTTAATTTAATTTGATAGATAATTTTAAAAATCATATGATTTATTCGTATTATATGATTTTTGAAGTTCAGATATGTTCTTTTATGTTTGAAATCTGCTCTTTGGTCAATCGCTCGGGAAATGTCACGGTAAAAGCAATAATAAGATTGCCTTTATGATTATCACGCATCATTCCTAATCCAGGAATTACTTTTTTGAATCCTGGCGAAATAACTATTCCGTTATGATTGTCGATTTTGAAAACGCGTTCGTCCAGATACTCGATATCGAATGAAAATCCACACAGTGCTTCTTTCAAGGTAATCGTCTTGTGATAGGTAAGGTCTAATCCACGACGCTCCAAAGCGGTTTCATTTAGCACCTTGATGAATATCTTGATATTACCTTTGTTCTTCTCACTCAACGCGTTTCCCTTGCCTTGTAATACAATAATCTCGTTATCATCGACACCTGCCGGAACGGAGAGATAGATCGTCTCCGTTTCTTTCTGCTTCACCGAACCTTCACATACCCATCGCTCGATTTCTACCGGCAATTTACAACCACTAAATGCTTGGGCAAGTGTGATCTGTATCGTTTTCACGATTGGAGTTGGACGCTGCATCGCTTCTTGGAAACTCATGCGTCCTGTGCCATCCACGTGGAAAAACTGCGCGTTTCCACCAGCGAATGGGCCTGCGCCACCACCGAATGGACCCATTCCACCAAACGGACCATTTTTGAAAAACTCGAAAATATCCTGAGGAATCCCTTCTTCGTGCGAAAAATGCTGCGAGACTCCGCCGCCCATTCCTCGATCGTAATCTTTTCGTTTCTGTGGATCACCCAAAACATCGTATGCCTCGCTGACTTCCTGGAATTTTGCCGTGGTATCGGTGCTTCCCTTTGAAGTATCCGGATGCGTCAAGAGCGACTTGCGACGATACGCTTTTTTAATTTCATCAGCAGACGCCGACGGATTCACCTCTAATGTAGCATAGTATCCTTTCGGATCATTCGTCATGATATAAATTATCCATTAGATAAACTTAAATACTTATTTACGAATAAACACAACGACTTTATGGAACTACCTTTCATATATAAGTACCAACCGCTCTTTCTTAAAGACTTTGAAATCGATGAAGAACTACTCGTGCTCATTCGAACACTCATATCAATGGACAGCTTGAATATGCTATTTGTCGGTAATACTGGCTGTGGGAAAACATCTCTCATCAATGCAATCGTCAGAGAATACTATGAAGGGAGCGCCAAGGAGGATAATATTCTCTCCATCAACAGCCTGAAAGACCAAGGAATCTCCTACTACAGAACCGAAGTGAAGACATTCTGCCAAACATCATGCTCTATTCCAGGAAAGAAGAAAATTATTGTACTCGATGATATC